CTACACTAAAGAAACGACCAACTCGGAAAATACCATTTTCGTCTGTTGTAACATAAAATACTCGACCAGTAGTTTCTTCTAATATCTGATTACTGGCCTGTTCAGCAATAGCTGGATTACCATAAATTTGTGTTGGATAGTTACTAGTGTTGTAACCACCAGTACCAATATTCAAGAAATCATGACCTGTTGCACGAGTAGTTGAAATTTTAACAGTAATCTGGCCAGCGCTATTTGCAGGATATCCTAATCTCAATGTTGCACCGGACGCTCCAGTTCCATAAGCAAATGGTTTACTTACGCCGAGCGTGTTTGAAGATGCATTGGTAACTTCAGCTGTTATGTATGTAGGAGTTGTATATACAGTACCATAAGTACCCGGATCAAACGGATATGTCAATGTAATACTGGTAGTGCTGCTGGCCGTACATTGGAAATATCCATTGTATAAACTATTGCTATTGCCAGAAACATAAAACCAATTGTTTGTTGTTGGAGCAGTGGTTGTTAAGAAACTTAGGACTACACTATAGTTGTTGGTTCCTACATTATAAGTTTTACTTACAAATCCAGTGCTTATAATACTAGTGCCATATGTGTAGCCTGGACAATAGAAATTCATCAATCCAGTTGCAACTGTTCCAACAGTAAATGAACTGCCTCCTTGTGTAGCACTGACAGTGATTTGTTTTGTACTAGAATTTACATTAGTTACATAATAAGTAGTACTAGAAACTAAATTACCTAACGCTGTTCCAGCACTGGGTGTAGTAAATGTAATAGGATTACCTATACTGACATTACTTACTGAGCTTAAAGTAATTAAATTATCTGTGCCTGTAATAGTTGTAGAACTTACTGTATAGTTCACTCCTATATTGGTAGTGGTTTGCCATGTACTTCCGCTTCCACTTACAATATATGTGTAAATGTAACTACTTACAGTACCATTTGCAGATAACGCACCTGTGGTTGCATTTAAATAACTAACTGTAGTTGTTGTGCCGCTAACTGATGCACTAGCTGCTGTTTGACTTTGGTTAACGGTATAACTTGCACCAGTGATATTTGCAGTACCTGCGGTATTTGTAAATGCTGCAGATATGTTGTAAGTTCCAGTGCCGCCAGAACCTGAACCAAACGATGTAATGTATACACCACTTGTAGGTTCACTAGATCCGCTGATAGTAGTTTGTGCAACATTACCAGCTCCTGCTGTTACAGTATATGCTGTTCCACCTGTAGCTGTTGTGCTAGTTTGCGACGGAGTTACATAATATGTACCAGCACCACTTGCTGCGTAACTGTTATATGTACCTGCTGCTTGTGTATGGAATGGTTGACTAACTGTAATTACAGCACCAACTACATTAGTAATATAAGTGTTAGCAAACAGACCAGTACCAGCGATTAGCTGACCAATTGCAAAATTTGTTCCTGCAGCTAATGTTACTGTAGTTGCTGCAGGCGCACCTCCTGAACTAAATGCTTGCGATCCAACAGCACTAGTAGTTGCTGTTGCTTGTGCTGTAATAAATGTACCAGCTGTTGCAGTACCACCAGTTAGACTCATACCTGGATAAAATAATCCAGTTGGTGAAGTTAGCGTAGCAACATATGGAGTAATAGTTGTAATACCAGTTACAGCACCGCTGACACTTACGGTCCATGTGCTTGATGCACTAGTTGGTGTGCCGGTTAAGTTAGCAACAATAAATGTACCAGTAGTTAATCCAGTTCCGTTAACAATTACCATACCTGGTTGAATTGTGCCGCTATTAGCGGTAATTGTCAAAGTTGTTCCGCTGATAGAACCTGTAACTGTTGCTGAAGATCCTGATGCGATTGATATAGTACCAGTTGAAGTTACAGTAGCCGTTATATAAGTAGTGTTAGCTGAAATACCGGTTCCACTTAAAACTTCACCTGCTGTTACAGTTCCAGTTAATGTTCCACTTGGCGATACTAATGTGCTAGTTGCTGTAGAAGTTGTATAGTAGTTACTTAAAATTAAACCAGCAGTATTACTGAATGAGGTAGCAGATAGTACCATACCGACAGTAATTGTTCCACTAGATACATTTGTAACATTCATTACAAGAGTATTGTTATCTGTGGCTGTAAATACTGCACTATTAATAGTTGTAATATATGTTCCGGAAGTAATATTAGCACCAGTAACCACACTACCTACTGCAATGTTTCCTGAATTAGTAACAGTTCCAGTTAATGAAAGAGTATTACCTGAGATAAACCCAGCCGTGCTACTGAATGTTGTTGTGCTTGATGCTGTTACTGGATATGTGCCATTGTATCCAGATGGAATCATCCCTGAAACAGTAATTAATTGACCAACCGCATAAGGATTGGTCAAAGTTGTAACTACTGTAAAAGTAACAGTTCCAGTATTTGTTGAAACTGTTGCAGCTGTGACACTTGATTCTTGTGCAACTCCTGCACCAGTTAGTATCATATTTTGAGTGATAGTGCCTGCACTAGATCCTACAGTAAGCACACCGCTGCTGTTTATACTGCTGGTTGATAATGTGGCAGTTGTTGTAGAAACTGAAGTAGCACTTCCGCTAGTACCAGGATCGGTAGAATACAATAATTGAGCTTGTACGGTGTTTACACCTGCACTGGCAGAGACACTTACTGCGGTAGGCACGGTAATAACAGCAGTTAGTATTGCTCCACCTGAAACATTACTTAATGTTATTGTTGGTACACTGGTATATCCAAAACCAGGACTGACAACAGTTACAGCAGTAATACTTCCGCCAGTAATAGTACATACAGCAATAGCCTGTTGATTAGCATTTAATACTCCACCTCCGGAAAATACTAAAGTCGGAGCGTTTGTATATCCGCTACCACCGTTGGTAATAGTTACACTGGCCACAGTTCCGTACAATTGACTAAAGACAGCAGCTCCATATGGGATCCAAGCGGCCGGACTAATTGTAAATTGTGTCGAACTATCGATACTTTGAATAATAGCGCCGCTTGGAACATAACTATATGGATTGGAAATAGTTGCACCAGTAACGGTTGCGGCTCCAGACTGACTACTTGCAACCACTATTCCAGTTAGTCCAGTTCCACTTACTAATGAATAAACTGTATAAGTTCCATTGTATCCAGTGGTTGTTGTAACTCCTGCAATAATTACAGTACTGCCTACACCAAATGGTGCTGAAGTTTGTGTTCCATATGAAACTGTAAAATATCCTGCACCTGGGGTACTAGCTGTTATTGCCGTTATGGTGATAGTAGTATTAATACTAGAAACANTCATACCAGTAACTAGTGTAGTAGTACTTGTTGTTGTAATTTGAGTTTTGTTATTGATACCTACTACTTGGTAAGTGCCATTATAATTTGTATTTGCTTGATTAGCTACAGTAACAAAGCTGTCTACTGGAGGTAATACTGCATTGGCACTGTATGGAATATTAAACGTGACAAACCTGGCGGTAGTGCTATTAGGTTGAAGTGTTTGACTAGCAAATGTCATTGAGTTGATACCAGTACCAACACTAGACAGATTATAAACACTATTTGGATCAATAGTTAAAAATGCATTTGTACTAGCACCTATTGTTATTGTACCGCTTGGAACAGTGTTCGGAGCAATATTCAATACAATCTGTGCAGTTGTACTTGTGGGCTGTGTAAAACTTACAACATATTGTGTTCCATTAAAACCAGTGCCGGTAACTAAAGCATTGGTAACAAATGTTCCACTTGTGGCTGTCAAATATATAGTTGTACTGTAACCAGTAAATGTATTACTTGTTACTAATTGACTAATATTAACAGTATAACTAGTAGCAGCAGTTGGCGTCCCTGTAGCCGATTGATTTAAAGTCCATGTGCTAGTGCCAGAAGATCCGCTACCGCTTACCAGTGCTACAATATAAGTTCCAGCGGTTACTCCTCCACCAGTCAGCACCATACCTACCGCTATGGTACCACTAGCCCATGTTGCTGTCAACGTAGTTGAACTAATCGTGCTGGTAAATGTAGCTGAATTTATAGCAGTTATATATGTGCTATTAGTTATGCCAGAACCAGTAAGTCCCATTCCAACTGTAAATGTTCCTGTCTGACTAGCAATACCAGTTGGTGTGAAAATCTGTCCTGCACTAGCACTTGATAAACCGTTACCAATTATACCTGTTACACTTGCGGTAGTACTCAATGCCTGATTGAATAATCCGCTTGCCGGAGTATTACTTTGAGTGTAACTGATAACACGGAATACCTTACCGCCCCATCCTACCAAATAAGTTCCTTGATTAATTAAATTTATTGTAGTCGATACACTAGATGATAAAACTGCAATTTTACTATCGCCTAATTTTGATCCTTGACTTTGTGTTGAAAATATCACAGGTCCGACTGGTGTTATAGTCGGTACAGCACTAAGAGTGATTGTATAACTTGTACCTGTAATTGGTCCGCTAGCTGCAGAAGTTGTGGTATTGGTTTGCCAAGTACTTCCTCCACCGCTTCCACTTATATTGGCAATAATATATACAGTTCCAACAACATTCGTGCCAGTTAGAACCATTCCAACTGAAACAGTTCCAGAACCTAGCGTACCTACTGTAAACACGCCCGAGCTGCTAATAGTAGAACCAGTGGTAACAGCCGTGTTTGTATTAACAGTCGAAACAGTTTGATTTGTAAAACCAATTCCTCCCAAAATTTGTCCTGCAAGTATAGTACCCGTAACTTGATTAACAGTTAATGTTGTACTGCTAGTATTATTTCCACTTCCATTAATGGCTACAAATGCCTTTGCGGTATAGTTAACTAAATCAGCATTTTGAACATTGCTAGTATCATGGGTGAAAGTAATATAATTGAATGAACTATCAGTTTGCAAAACTGATGTGTTAGCTGGTAATTGTTCTCCTGTGGATTCAGTTAAATTGTATGCAATAATACGATAGATAGTTCCTAAATTGGCACTATATTGCAAAGCAGTACTTGGTCTTACAGGTTTAACATTGGTAATATTATAAAACTTAATACTTTGTAGTACACGAATAGTTACCAATTGACCATCATATAATGGATATGCCAAACCTGTGGTAGTAGTGCTATTTGTTCCCGAAGTACTTAATGCTAACGCCAATACATTTTGACCGCTTACATAGACACTGGTGTGTGTTACCGTATTAATCAAATATCGGGTAATAACGCCTCCACTGGCAGTGTGGTCAATTTCTAATTCGCTAGTAGGTTCTGGAGCGTATTCATAATTGATTATGTAAACAGTTAGATTTAGATTAGTTGCAGTTGTTTGCGAACTAGAATATATACCTTCTTTGTAAATACGGGCAACTTGCACCATGTCATTTGACAAGTTTACAGCATTTGGCAATTCAGTAACATCGCTGCCTGTTGCTCGTAAACCGTATACACCGTATGCGCTAGACCCTGCAACACTACGAATCTGTCCACCGTTCAATGCCCAGTAACTTACATAGTTGTAATATGTAAACATACTTACAGCTTCAGCTGCACCACCGTTGGTTACTAATAATCCGTAACCTAAGTCGTTAACCATGGTGAAGTCATTGCTTAACATTGACTTATTGCCGCCCATTTCTATGTTAATACCGGTATTAGCACCTGCGTTAACATAGTTTACTGTGGTGTCTTCTATGTCAATTGATCCTGAACCAAACGTGTAAGTGCCTTGGGCTTGTTGTGTTAAATTTACTGACAAACCAGTTGTAGCACTTACCAAAGGAATCACAGCACTAGAAGGAACATAAGTATTACCTACTGCTGTTCCAGATGGAACTCCAGTTCCAGTTACTGTCATACCAGGAAGAATGCCTGCCACACTTCCTGATTCGACAAATGTTAAACCAGTTAGCGTTCCTATTGTAGTTGTAATAGCAGTACCATTAAGAGTTGTTGATAATGTAAATGCCGTTCCACCACTTTGAGCTATAATATAATAAACATTGCCTGATGCATATCCACTGATAGTACCAGTTCCTGTATTAACTCCTGTAATTGTAATAATATTGCCTACAACCAAATTAGAACTTGTACAACTAAATGTGCCATTTAATCCTGTGGTGCTAACTACATTTGTAATGCCGTTAGTAATAGTGACATTGCCAGTATTTGAAACAACAAACGAACTAGTTCCGTTTGCACCTCCACTTGCAAAACTGGCTGTCAGACTGGCAATTTTATTATTAGTTAAAGTATAAAAATCAGTTATCGCAGAAGTAGTTTGAGCACTAATAGTTGGAGTTGTTCTGGTAACAGCAGATGCAAAAGTTATTGTTGTGCCGTCTAAGTTACTACCTGCTATGCTTGGACTAGTTGCTGTTGCAGCTTGACTTAGGGTGGCAGTTCCCGTAGCCCAATTGATATTACTAATAGTTGTAGAGCTTGGAATTCCAGTACCAGATACTGATATACCGTTGGTCAAATAAGGACTATAAGATAGATTAGACACAGTAGTACTACCGCTAACAAGAGTGCCAACTACTGCATTGTTAAAATTACCATCTGCAACATAGTCAATTAGCACACTTATGAGTGTAGCAATTGTTTGTGCTTCAACACTAAATGTAAACGACAATCCAGATGGAGTACCAGCTGTAGTACTAATTGTTGATCCACCAGAATAACTAGACAGAGAAAAACTAGTTGTTCCATTTGTGGCCACAATATAGTATGTACCATTAGTTACACTACCGCTACCAGTATTAGTTCCGCTAATAGTTATCGATTGTCCGACTGTAAGAGTCCTAGGAGCAGTAGCACAAGTAAATGTACCACTAGAACCAATAACCACGCTAGATAAAGTTTCAGTCGCCGCGGTATAAGTTGTGTAATTTTGAGATAACAAATTTCCACTGCTGGCAGTTACAGTTTGATTTTGGACAATTTGTTGTAATACTGTACCCAATCGTACAAATGATGCTAGACACACTTCTTGATTGGTACCTAATTCACTAGTGCCATTAAAAAATGAACTATAGTAGGTTAAAGCTATATCATATATGGATGAATTACCACCGTATAACAAATCATAAGAAATTGCATCAACAATATAACCTGTATCTCTTTGAGATTTTACAGNGGTATAGTTTGTTAAAGTTGTAATAATATAATTACTAGATATCCATGCAGAGATCTCAGCCTGTATAAAGCTCTTATTAAGTGTTATATTTTTTCGCGCTTGACTTGTTGTAGTTGTTACTCCAGACGGATCTGTGTAAACTAATGTAGGAACACTAACAGTACCATTTTGAATAATATTGTTAATGGTGCTGATATAAGCTGATGCATTTGTTTTTGTACTTGATTGTAAACTTAAAGTGTTAATCAATAACTTGGCGTAACTAATACCCTGGGTTACAAACAATTCAGCTGTTGTTGCTACAGCATTTTGAGGTGCTAGATAAATTAATCCTTGCTTAACTGTTTGATAATTAGAACCTAAAACATTGTCGTAGGCAATAGCATCAATTATATTACCTAAATTATTAGCAAATGCTGAACTGCTATAAATTGTAGCAGGGTTAAATGGAGTACTAACATCTATTGTTATTGTTACTTGAGGAGCTAAGAAGGTATAAGTTCCACTGGCTTGACCAGTAAAGTTAGCAGACAATGTTAGTGTATTACTGTTTATGGATTTAATATATGTGCCAGTAGGAATATTGTTTCCATTTATGACTTGACCAGGCAACACTAATAAATTAGTTGCAATTACAACGGTGTTTGCTCCAAGAGCACCACCACCTGTGTATGCTGCTGTGGTTACAGTTGCACTAGCATTATAACTTGTTACATTGTTGACTTGATATCTAAATCCCTGCAAGTAAAACGCACATGGTGTTTGTGGAGGCCTTACATCGAGCCCACTGTTAACTGTACCTTGTATGGTTATAGATAATCCAGCGACTCCGTTGGCGCTGGCAATTCCTATAATGTTACCAAATAAACGGCCAGCAAATCCGTCTACAAATTGACCGCCTCTAAAGGCTTGTGTGTTTATACTGGCGCTAAACACAGCACTTTCTTGGCCGTATGGAGATTTGGTTTTAATCTGGCCAGTCGGGTCTAATACCATGGCAAATCCACCATGTCCTTGCATAGTCAACAATTTAATACGGGTTGCATCATTGCATAAGAACACATCGATATTTTGATTGTTCAACGGAGTACTGTTTATGTCTAAAGGATTAGATAGATAATGCCGGCCAAAGTTAATGGTAGAAAATAAATGCCAATTATTTGCTGTATAAGTCTGTGCAGCAGTAAATGGATATATTGTTGTGCAATTTAATACATTGCCGCTAACTGTGTTGACAACTGCTTTACCTGCTACTATGTTTCCATAGGCACTTGCATTAATAGTAGTCGAATAATTTAAAACTGTTATAGTTGCAATGCCACCTATAGTTCCTCCACCAGTAACACTAATTGTACTAATAGGATATACTCCGTTGTAACTAGTAGGCGTCATTCCTTCTATATTAATATTTTGTCCTTGTACATAAGGAGAAGCTGGCATAACATTACCTTCGATAGGAATAAAAGTAATAGTTGCCGTATTTGTACCGGTGTTTATAGTGGCACTAGTAACTTGATAAACAGCTTCAGTAAATACTAATCCTCCCCATGTAGCTACAGCTTGTGCTCCTCCACTTAAAGTTGCAGTAAAATTACCCGAAGTGCCACTGATAGTTACTGAAGTCGCAATTGAAGCAGCATAATCAGTTCCAGAATAATTGATCGGCCCTATTTGTAGCGCATCGATTACTCCATCTCGATAGAAAAATGTGCTTCTCCAAGGACTTTGACTAATACGGTTTAATGGACGAATAATAGTACGACGGAAATCATCACCACTAATGGTAACATTTGCCGGCAGTTTAATGGGGTAATCTTCATAGTATATTCCACTTTCGAGGAAAATTGTAATATTTAGATTACTTACAGTTTCACCGTAATCAAGATATTCTCCGTATTGGAAAAATCCTGGTTGTGTAAGGTACATGTTAATGATGTCATAATTTGTACCACCATTTTGTGTACCTGTAGTGTAAGATATTATCTGACCATGTGCGTTGGAAGTATCTCCAACTAGAATCTTTCCTGGAATGATATGTACATCTCCAGGTATACCTTGATCAACATAACCGTTACCACCATTACTAAATGTAATCTGATAGTAACCCGTGCCAAAAGTGCTAGTAGTAATAGCCGGCGCCGCTCCTAAACCATTGGTAATAATATTATAAGTTATATAAAACTGACTAGTATAAGTGTTGATGGCAGCTAGGGTCGGTGCATAGCTAGTAGATAATGTGCTATTTGTTTGTTGTGAAACTAGAGTTTGATATCTTGTCGGGCTAGTTGTTTGATTCAGTACTTGATAAACTAATCCAATATTGCTACCACTGCCGTCTCCAAACGCAAACACTAGTCCATCTATAGTTTCTTTATATTGAGTTCCTATAGCAATACCTTGGGCTGATGCATTTGAATAGTAAGAGCGACCGGCATTAATACTCTGATAAGTGCCGTTAACTCGCATATCAATTACCATGGCGTCTAAGATTAATCCAACATCTCTGTAACAAATTGTTTGATTATAATTGAAACCGCCAGTATATGTTTCGGCTAGATAACTTGTAGTATCGATACCTAAACTACTGTAATTATTAGTAATAATAGATTGGGTTGTAATGTAAATTTGATTGTATAGTGTGTTTGTAATTACAGGATAGGATAGCGTATAATTCACAGTCACCGATCCGCTACCGCTAGTAGTCACTGTTGAAATAGTTGTTACTCCGGTAGATGTGCTAGTAGTTACAGTTGTAGCTCCAATGATGGTAATAATTTCATTTAGCAGTGTTGTAGTTGTTTGATAATTTGTAGGTTGAGTGCCAGTGGTAACAGCTGATGCAGATGACCATCCTGCATACTGCACTTGTGTTGTAATTGTTCCAGCTCCACTTACAAATCCTGTAGTGTCAGTGTTACTATTTGCAAACTGTACATAATTAGTGCCAACGCCAGTAACTGTATAACTATTACCTATTGCAGAGTTAAATAAACTAGGAGTTAGTCCTCTAACTGTAATAGACTGTCCTATAGTAAATGGATTAGAAGTTTGTGTAGCAAATCCTAACTGAACATAGCCTACGGATGGTGTAGATACTGTAATGCTAGTTACTGATAGATAATTTCCTAATGTTGCAGTTACTGGACTATTGCTTAATACGGTATTAACTACAGTTGTCGCGTGTGTTAGCGCAACAACATATAAACTTCCTAAGCCATCACCTACTGCATTAGCACTTTTGATAAATGTTTGTGCCACAGCACTGCTAGCACCATTTCCACCGTAAGTTAAATCATATGCTAATGCTTCAATTAAGTAACCTACAGCTCTTTCAGTTGCTTCAATATCGATTGTAGTCAACGGGTAATTAACTGCAATCCAAGAAGTAATTTCTTCTTGAATGAATAAGATATTATCTATCAATGCTGTCTGCGCTTCACTATTAGCACTTAACAAACCAGTAGGGTTTACAAAAGTAGGAGCAGCACGACTAGTAAGTCCATTTTGCAATAATAAATTTATGCCAGAAAATAAATCAGTAATAATACTATTAGTTGTTGGATCATTTATAATTGAATAAGTAGCATTTATGTAGTTAGTTGCACCTTGCACTAGTCCAGTTGTCATAGTTACTGGACCGACAGTTTGTGAGTTGTTCACAGTCCATGTAGTACCACCACCAGAAACAATTTTGGTTCCATCAGAAACTCCCACACCGCTAATAATATCCCCTGCACCAAATGAAACAGATCCTGTGATACTGCCTGAAATTATTAATGAGGTATTGGTAATCGTGCCTGTAAATGTATCTCCAGATTTTTGTGATTCTAAAGTAGTTCTTACAGTTTGATATAAACTAGCACCATTACTGTAACTAGGTGCTGTGACACTAGGACTGGTATGAGATCCATTTATAACATTTACTATTGTAGTAATATTGGCAGCTATGGAAGCAGCTATAGTGGTTACAGTTCCATTTATCAGTCCACTATCACCATTTAAATAAGTTGCATTAGTATATTGAACAACACTATTTTGATATAATAATGTGCTGCCTGATCCTAACAAGGTATTGGTAATAATATTTTGGGCAAGAGTATTTAGATAATTAACAGCATCTGCGCATGCAACCTGCTCGCCGGCGCTTAAATGCAATGTAGCGTTATATCTGTATCTTTCACCTGCGTACACACTTTGACTATTGCCGCCATACATTAAATCGTAAACAAGACTCCAAACAATATATTGTGTATCTCTCTGCGATAGAGCAACATTATAGCTTAATGAAGGATAATTGGCTGTGAGATATGCGGTCAATTCCGCTTGTATAAATGGAATATTGTTAAGTAATAAATTTTGAGCACTTAGTTGTCCCGAAGTCGTAGTCGAGATCGCTGGGAATACAGGGCTAGGTACAGTACCAGAACTTATTATGTCAATGATTGTTGTAATTTTATTGGAAATAAAACTCTGAATAGTAGTCGAGGTTGATATAGATGTATTCCAACTAGCTGAACTAATTATTACACTGGATAAATTAGTCAAAGCCCCTACAATTTCAGTTGTAGTTAATCCAGTGTTAGCATATGAAAATGCCAAAGCCGTTTGTATAGAAACATAATTTGTTTGGAAAACTATATCAGCAGCTATAGCATCGATAATTGAAGTTATATAATTTTGTGTGTTAGTTACATTATAAGAATAACTTAACAATTGATTATACGCATAGTTGATAGCATCTGTCAGCTGAAGAAAATAATTAGAAATTATGTCAGCATTATTATTGTTTAGCAGTAGACTGGTTTGTGTAACGGTATTGTAATTACTTAAAGGACTTGAGTTGCCATTTGAAAAGACCAAATCATAGCCTACAGCATTTAAAATATCATCTATAATTCCTGCCCATCTAGTTTGGTCAAAAGAAAATTGATTAACATATTTTTTGTTTATATAGGCTATGGTTTCTGCTTGAATAAATGCACGGTTGGCTTCTAATAATGCGGTAGCATCTATGTAACCTTGAATAGCACTATTACCGCCTACTATAGTAACACTTTGTACTGTACTCTTATATTGAGTAGGACTAATTGTATAGGCAATAGTTTGTCTATATGGTCCAGGCTCTATGCTAGATAAGTTTATCAAACTGTCTGCGTACAACGCAGCAGCTCCTACAGTTTTAAAAGCATATTGCCAAGCTCGTCCATTTCTACCGCTAGGAGTATTTCTTTGTAAGTCGTCTCCTTTAGTAGCGCTAACATATAAATTAACTCCACTATAATAAGTATTGTTATCTACATAGTACTTTGTGGCTGCTTGTAAGTCACTAGAACTATTGACAATACCTTTACCGTTTAATGGCGCAGGATGATCACTTAAAGTCAATGCACCTGTCATTGTATCGCCGTCTCTTCTGACAGCATGTCGTCGTTGTATAGCCTCAGTAGCTACATAATTACCTTGCAACGTGGCATCATAATCTACATCAGAAGTTTGTGGAAGACTAGGTTCATCTCTTACACGCAATGCTCCTACAACTTGTCCATTTACCGCTTTCAAGAAGTTTGTATTTGCATAACCCACAGTAACCGGTAATTGATTTAAAGTTGTCGTTAAACTAGGATTTAAAGACCCATAATACGCATTAAATTCGGATACTAGTAATTCACTAGGATCTGACAATCTTCCAATAGTAAGACCTGCGGCATTTAGAAAATTGCCTAAAGTAGGACCGGGATCATCAACTATTAGTCCAGCACTTGCACTGATACTAAGACTACTATTATTGTCGGTATTAATATGGATATTTGTACCAGCTATTAGAGTCCTAGCAGATAAGCCACTGCCCGTAGTGTTACCCATAATAATTTGGTTAGCACTATAAGGTTTGCCTGTCACTTGACCTAATGATGTTGTTGTACCTACTGTTGAATTGGTTACTGTAACCGTTGTACTAGATGCGGCTGTAACCAAATAATTACCATTGTAACCACTAGGTGTACATCCGTTAATAATAATATTTTGTCCTGTAGTGAATGGGCTTAATAAAATATTTGGATTAGAAAATGATATACTAACTGACCCTGCACTTGGTGTACTTGGTGCAATGTTAGTAATACTAAAACTTTCAGTACCCGGAGCGTCGGCAAGATTATTAAAAGTTATTTGTCCGCCTTCTCCAAATACAGCATATAGTTCTGTAAAATTATTGTTTACTTTGGTAAAACTGTCTCGTATACTATCACCAGTACCATCATTACCTTGTACGCCGACATTGACAATTTGTTGTGACATTATTAAACTCCAAAACTGCTGCCGCAGCCGCATGTTGTTGTTGCATTAGGATTCTTTATGCTAAATGAACTACCTTGTAGATCTTCTCGATAATCTATCTCTGCACCTGTAAGATATTGCATACTCATAGCATCTACTAGTACTTTAAATTCGTCTAAAGGGATTTCAAAATCATCTTCATTTGCTATTTCGTCAAATGTAAAACCATAACTAAAACCGCTACAGCCGCCACCTTGTACAAATGTGCGTAGTGCTAGATTAGGGTTGCCCTCTTCGTAAAGAAGATCTTTGATTTTTGTCTTTGCTGATTCAGAAATTGTGATCATGTTTTATCCTTGATACTCTATTTATCAAAGACATTTTATAATCTTAATGTAAATACATTATGTTTATAAACACTGAATTCAGACAAACTCAACACATGCGCACAAGCAAACGTGGAAAAAATCACACATACATGCGTAAAAAAACTGTATTAATTTTTAGATGTGACTGTTGTAATGAAATTTTTATGAGAGATAAAGGATCGATGGATCCTAAGCGCATGAATAATAATGTTTATCACGTGTGCAGTGATTGTGATGCTAAGAAGTTTGCGCAGGAAAAAGGTGTAGAGTCTCGCAAGGTGTGGGATATGCCAGTTAGTAGTCTTAAGACACTGGACAAATTTTAAACTTAATTTGTCGCAGGAGCTATTTGAACTGGATTATGCCCGACAACTTGGGTATGCCAAATATGAGCATTATTTTTAAGAACAGTGGGTCTTGGATCAATTTCTATATCTAACCCTCGGGGCAATATAATTTCATTTTCAGTTGGCCAATCGCTGATTTTCTTAAGACTAGCGGCTGGATTGCCCGGAGGGATCGTTATCATAAGAACTTGAACTCCAAACTCTTCCGGTGGAGCATTTTTATTTCTGGGTTGATGTCTTTTTCTTAATACTACTTCATGCTCTGAAAACTCATAAGCTCGATTGATATTTGTAGTAGTGCTAGTATAGGCTGGTAAATGTAGTCTAATAGGTTTAGTTACATCTGCTTTGTATTTTAACCACGCATCAGCCGGACTTTCTTTAACACCAGTATATACTACCAATTGATGTTTTAATCTATGATTAGCTATCAATCTGTCCAAAGCTTCGACATTTTTTGCTGAGTTGAATTTTTGATTTTTTGGGTATTTGTTTCTATAATGCTGATGTAAGAAATGATTGAGTGGTCGGCTACCTCCGCCGGTATAGTCTACAGCATAATCTAAATCATTCCAATCCTCGTCGTCTTTATCATCGGGATCGACTTTGCCACGTTTTTGATCTCCAGCGATGTTTAGCTGATTGTGTATGTCGGTTTGTTGTTTTTTGCCATATTTAATAATATCCGGATTAGCTTCTCCCAGTGTAGTTTCTATGCTAGGATATGGCCCTCTGAACGCAGGATTCTCATTTAAAAATTCATATAGTCTCATGTGAATATTTACCCTACTCGGCCAATTCTAGAACTAATCAAATTCCAGTTAATTATTTTCCACTGATTAGCTAAGTAACCTTTTTTGTCTGCTTGATAATCAAGGGCCCAGGCATGCTCCCACCAATCTATCAATAATATGATATCCATGTGTATTTCATGATTCTTAATAGTTTTTATTTCACCATTACGGGCTAGATATACCCAACCGCTACCTTGTATCTTCATGGCTTCTTTTTCGAATTTATCTTTGAAATTGTCAAAGCTCTTGAAATACTTGTTGATAAAATTCTCAGCAATATGTTCGGGTTTGTTTGAATTAGTTGGTTTTTGGAATTGTCTAAAGTAGATATCATGTAAAAATGCTCCTGCTTCGTTAAAGTCTGGATCTCCTTCGCCTTTGTTGTAGCGATCCACATAGCCTTTATACAATTTACCATAATGATAATCAATAGTCTTTTTACTAAGACTACGGCCTAGAGCGTCTGCCGCATAAGGTAACGGCGTTTGTTCTAGTGTTAGTGGCGTCTTTTTAAACTTAGCGTCTTCACTGAGATATCTAATAAAATTATACATGCGTATATTTATCAGTTAAATACTCAGTCAAGTTGTCAACAGGGCAACCAAGGATCCCGAAGTTACAGGCTTTCCCTGTTTTCCGGTAACACAGCCAATGTGGTAAAAGGTAAATTGGTACTTGATTTTTATATGGAGATACACTATGAGAGAATTTATGAAAAAACTATTTTCGCTGAAACCAAAGACTGTTCCAGCAATTGAAGCACCTTATAAGGTAGAAACACCTTTGGTAAAATTAGGTCCAGAGCCAACAGTAGAGATACAGCCAGTTCCAGCCGGCACACCTTTGGTAAATGATGCAGGTGAAGTTGTTGCTATTGCCGATGGCAAACCGGCTAAAGGCCCTAAGGTTAAAAAGGCACCAGCAGCTAAGAAAGCACCAGCAGCTAAAAAGCCACGTGCTCCTAAAAAGCCTAAAGCAGAGTAAGAGACTTAGCCTGCTCGTATAGAGCAAAACTAGCTAAGTTTTTGCCTTTACTCTCCGCCATGATATCGTGTGTTTCTAAAAAGCTCAAAGCCCATTCATTCGTTGCTGTATTCCAGTAAAAGTCTGAATGTGCTCTGAGCTTTTGCTTTTTGTATCCGTCTAGAAGGAGTTGGGCATGAACAGGTGCGGTAGTCCGGTCGTGGTCGATAAGATAATCCTCACGACTAACTGAATAGTGACAAGTAGGCCGCACACCACACCAGCTATCAACAACCCTTTTAACACGGTCATCGTTGGCGTTAATATATTCGCCTTCACGAATCCAATGGTGATGTATATCAAGCACGATAGGCACCAGATCAGTAATAGTAAGACAGTCATTTAACCCCCATGAGTTTTCTTCGTTTTCGATAGTAATACAGTTGCGGGCTTCTGGCGATAGTCGTTGATACGTTCGGCGAATACCGTCTGGACCTCGACGGCCTGCAATATGAACATTAATCTTAAAGTCCTGGAAAGTCTTACCATAGCCCATCCAACGTGCCATGTCTGTATGATATTCAAATTCTTCTATGCTCCTACCGACAATACCTTCATTATCGCTAGCCAACACAACAAACTGACCTGGATGCATAGACAAACGTACATTACGATTGCGAGCAATGGTGCCAATGAGTGAGAAATTTTGCTCACAGTATCTAACCACATCCAAACGACGCCAAAAGTAAGACCAATCAGCGTGAGTATAGACAGGCAAAATGTCACTACTAATACGTACCATACGAAGGTTATCATCTAAATCTCCTACTCGTTCTACAAGTTTACGGGTCGATTCGATGTTCTGAACCATTAGGTCCCATAGCTTTTGTTCTGCTACTTCTTTAGTTTGTTTATTTAACCAA